TGACCGTTGAATGGGCAAATAAGGGTATTAACCTGTGGACGATTGAGCAAGGCTCGATCCCTATGGTAACAGGGCAGTCTACGTATGATTTGCCTGTAGACACGATTGACTTGCTAGACACTGTAGTCCGTACGGGCACGGGGCAAGGTCAGATTGATATCAACATCTCCCGTATTTCTGAGTCCACCTACGCTACCATCCCTACAAAGAACGCTCAAGGTCGCCCAATTCAGGTGTGGATCAACCGCCAGTCGGGTGCAGACTATCCAGTAACAGGTGTCAATAACCCAAAGATTGTGGTCTGGCCTACACCCAATGCGCCGGGCAATCAGTATACGTTTGTGTATTGGCGGCTAAGACGCATTCAAGACGCTGGCGGTGGTGTATCTACAATGGACATACCGTTTCGATTTATCAACTGCATGGTTGCTGGACTATCGTTTTACTTGGCCTCTAAGTTGCCTGATGTAGATCCTGCGCGTGTGTTGTTTTTAAAGTCAGAATATGCAGAACAGTTTCAATTAGCTGCCGACGAGGATCGTGAAAAAGCGCCAATCAGGTTCGTCCCACGCAACATGTTTTATTGAGGTGAATCATGCCCTCTAAATTTGCGTCTGGAAAATATGCGATTGCCGAGTGCGATAGGTGCGGTTTTCGCTTTAAACTGTCAGAGCTACGCAAGGAAGTTGTTAAGACCAAGCTGTACCAGATTAAGGTTTGCAGAGCGTGTTGGAATCCCGATCAGCCGCAGTTGCAATTAGGCATGTATCCGGTTAATGATCCACAGGCCGTACGCGAACCAAGGCCAGACACAAGTTACGTTGTTTCAGGTGTAGATGTAGAAGGCGATCCATCTGGCGGTAGTAGAATATTTCAGTGGGGCTGGGCTCCAGTAGGTGGCGCTAGAGATGGCGGTTTAACACCCAATGCCTTACAATTAGTTATCACACTTGGCACCGTTACGGTTGCCGTTATTTAAGGAAGCCATCATGGGTTACAAATCAGCAGCAGACGGTGTCGCAAAAAAAGGCAAGACTGATGTAAAAGTCTTCCCAAATGACGGCGCAAAGAAAGGCATCACTAACGGCGGCAAGCGCTCTTTGGGCGTGTCATCTGAGAAGATGAAGGCTGTTGGTCGTGGTCTGGCTAAAGTTGCTAATCAAGGAGGCTAACATGGCTAAGTTTTCTCAAAAAGTTATGGGTAAAGAAGTAGGCAGTGCTGCTGTTTACGCAGAGCCTCATACAATGGATGGCAAGAAGTTTGGCGCCGAAGCTGCTGCTGCATCACAAGGTTATAAAACAGACCCCAACACGATGAGTGCTATAGAATCAACTCCGGGCGGTATGCCAGCTCGTCGTGTAAGCGCAGGTAATCCGGCTCGTAAAGACGTAAAGACATCTGGCATTAAGATGCGTGGTACTGGTGCGGCAATTAAGGGCACTATGTCACGCGGACCTATGGCTTAAGATGAACTACGCAGAGATCACCGCCGCAATTACTTCGTACTCGGAAAGTGATGAACAACTGTTTGTCGAGAATATTCCCACGTTCGTAAAGATTGCTGAGCAGAAGATATACAACTCTGTGCAGTTGTCATACCTACGTAAGAACGTGACGGGTAACACTAGTGCGGGTAATAAGTATTTGTCTACGCCGGGGGATTTCTTGTCGGTGTATTCTGTGGCTGTAGTAGATGAGAATGGCTCGTATGAGTATTTGCTTAACAAAGATGTTAACTTTATTCGTCAGGCTTACCCCGCGCCTTCAGATGTTGGGTTACCAAAGTATTACGCTCTTTTTGGCCCGACTACGACTAACAGCATTCCGGCGGTGCTTACAGATGAATTATCACTCATACTTGGTCCAACTCCTAACGCAGTCTATTCCGTCGAGCTTCATTACTTCTTCTACCCTGAGTCAATCGTTACTGCGAGTACAACTTGGCTTGGTGACAACTTCGCTTCAGCTCTTTTCTACGGTGCTATGCGGGAAGCCTCAATCTTCCAAAGACAGGAAGCAGACGTAGTAGCTAACTATGAAGCCAAGTACAATGAGGCTATGTCGCTTCTGAAGCAATTGGGCGATGGCAAAGAGAGACAAGATGCATATAGAAGCGGTCAAGTCCGCCTACCGGTGAGATAACATGGCATTTACGGGAAACTTCACGTGTGACAGCTTTAAGACCGCCCTCTTAAATGGGGATGTGGATTTTGGTTCTGGCACTTTTAAGATCGCGCTGTACACTAATGACGCGGCGCTCAACCAAACGACAGCAGCCTACACAACAGATGGCGAAGTAGTGAGTGCTGGGTACACCGCAGGTGGTGAGTTGCTTGTGGCTTCGGTTAACGCGCTGGACGGCGTTTCTTATGTATCGTTTGCAAATGTTTCATGGTCTGGGGCTATTACAGCTCGCGGCGCTTTGATTTATAAAGATGGTGGGACAGCAGTATGTGGCTTAGATTTTGGTGCAGATAAAACTTCGACCACTACATTCACGGTTGAGTTTCCTGCTGATACAAATACTTCGGCGATTCTGCGCCTCAATTAAGGAGTTAGTTATGAGTACGTTAGAACAATCAAGTGCTGGTGATGGCGTGTCGAGTGCGGTGATTATGGGCACTAAGTCAGACAACAGCGCTAAATTAGGCGGTGTGTTCCATGTTCAATGCCATGACGCACAGGGTAACCTCAAGTGGGAAGCCTCAAAGCATAATCTAGTGGTCAATGTTGGCTTACAAGATATGAACGCCAAGTACTTTTTGGGTTCAAGTTACACAGCGACTTGGTACTTAGGTATTTACGGTGCCGCCGCAAGTAACGATCCTGCCGCAGGTGACACAGCCGCCTCTCATGCAGGTTGGACCGAGGTTACTGCATATAGTAATGCTACGCGCCCTGTGTGCTCGTTTGGTACAGCGACCACAGCCAACCCATCGGTTATTACAAACTCAGCATCTCCAGCAGCATTTGTTATGAACGGCACGGTTACAGTAGGCGGCGCGTTCTTAATTAGCGATAACACTAAAGGCGGCACGGCAGGTGTGTTGTTTTCTGCGGCGGATTTTCAGTCTCCCGGGGATCGTGCGGTAGTTAACGGTGATACTTTGACCGCCACTTATACGTTTAGCGCTACTGCGACATAAGGACAAATCATGGCTACGATGTTTAAAAAAGGCGAGCTTGTTCAAGTCAAAGCGGTTAACCCAGAAGGTAATGTACAGGCTTTGCGTATGCTAGATGACGGTACGGTGCAGTGCATGCTGACATGGGTTGACGCAAGTGGTAAAAAACAATCTCGTTGGTTTGACGAAACTAATTTACAGGCCGTTTAAACATGCTTGGGCTATCCTCGTTTTCGGGAGCCCCATTTAGCGCCTTTGCAGGTGTTATCTATAGTGTGTCGGTCAGTGAGTCGGCGTCAGTTGTTGATAGCGTATTAGCCCGCCAAACGTTTAATAGCGTGGTGTCAGAAAGCGGTTCTTGTATAGACTCCATATCGACGATTGCGAACTTTAAAACGCTTACCACAGATGGTGTGTCAGGGCTTGATACAGTGGTTATCTCTCAAGCGTTTATATCAGCGGTAGCAGAAAGTGCGTCTTATCAGGATGCCACAGTTGGGTTTAAGACCGTACCGACAAGTGTTTCCGAAAGCGTTAGTGTATTAGATGCGACGGTTGGGTTTATTGAGTTCCCTGTAGCGGTGAGTGAAACAGCGTCTGGGGTAGACCAGACACAAGTTACTCAGGTGTTTGATGCGCGTGTAGTGAACGACGCGGATATAGTGGGCACGGCTGAAGCAAAGGTTGCGTTTAATGCATTTGTAGAAGAGCTAGTTAACGTTGATGATAGTGTTTCTTCCCAGACATTAGTTAATGTGTCAGTTAGTGAAAATGCCCAAGCTCAAGATTTAAGCATTACTAGTGCAAATTTCAGAGCGTTCATTGCACAAAGCCTGTCGGTAAACGACAATGTACGAACCAATACTCAGGTTAATGTTTCCGTTGCTGAAAGCGTGAGCATAACGGATGAGTCACTCAGTCGGTTGTTGTGGGAAGTCATTAATACGGACCAAGTAGGCACTGCGACTGATGAATATACCTCGGTTGGTGCGCTTGCCGGGGCAGTTTTATCAGGTCAAAGTTTTGCGGCATCCCCTGAAGTTCGGGCTATTGTTGTGGGTTGGAAAAATGTAAACAATGCCAAACCGACAGATTGGGCTAATGAAAACACAGCCGTTGACGCGGACTGGCAAGATGTAACAACATTATAGGAAATAAATCATGGCATTAGTTCTTGCAGACCGCGTAAGGGAAACAACTACAACGACTGGGGTAAACGACATATCCTTAAGCGGTGCAGTTGTTGGGTACCAATCTTTCGCAGTAATCGGCGATACTAACACAACGTATTACTGCTTGGCGGCGCAGTCAAACGATCAATGGGAAGTAGGTGTTGGTACTTACAACTCAGGTACAAATACATTAGCACGTACAACAGTCCTCTCTAATAGCGAGGGTACTCAGCCTACCAAGATTAACTTTCTAGGTGGCACTAAAGATATATTTGTCACTTACCCAGAAGATAAAGCGGTCTACTTAGATGGTTCAGGTAATGTTATCCCGCTTGGCACAATTAGCTCTGCTGTATGGAATGGCTCAACTATTGGTGTAGCGTATGGCGGTACAGGCGCTTCCAATGCAACCGACGCCCGCACTAACCTAGGCTTAGGCACGATTTCAACCCAGAACGCTAACGCTGTTGATATTACCGGCGGAACAATTACAGGTATCACCGACTTAGCTGTTGCCGACGGTGGTACAGGCGCTTCCAATGCAACCGACGCCCGCACTAACCTAGG